GGGTGACGGTCTCATTGATTTCGTTATAGTCGGCGTCCAGCCCATATAGCTGAACAGTCCTAGCCCCAGTACCCGCTGATGTGTCGGCGGTGCTAGAACTGGAAACCTTAAGAACAGTCGCGGCGGATAGGTAGGAATACAATCCTCCCTCAGCCCACACGGTCTCCAAGGCATCATCTACGTCCGGGTTAAATCCAAACTTATGCAGAGGATAGTGAAAAGATATCTGGCCTCGGGAAACCTGAAGCTCAAAAGGCTCAGATGTACCGACTCTCGTAATAGAACTCTTTTCAGCCATAAGGATTACCCTAGTAAGGATTACTCTAGATAAGAATTACCCTTCTATTTTTTTTACTAAAAAAAAATAAGGATTACCTAGCGTAATGCTAGGTTAACCTAGCTAAGGGTAATCCTTAGTAAGGGTAATCCTTAGACACAACTGTAAGAAATTTTACCATATTCTGCATATTGACAAGGGTAAGGTCAAATTTTTTTGCAAATTTTTTTCAGGTACTAGGATTCCTAGACCCTTTTCTGTACAAATTTTGACCAACCGCGATGCAAGTTATTGATTTCATTAGGCATTCACAGAAATTAGGGTGGGGGTGGCGTCAAAACTAGGGAATTATTTGAGTGGATCACTGTGCACTGGGTGCACAAGCCCGGCCTAGCTGTCAGGGGGGGTGGGGGTCAAAGTGTGACACTTGTCACGGGGGTCAGATGTATCATTTAGGTGGGGTCATGTCACACATATAGGAAGGGTCAGGACTATTACTAAGGAAGGGTCATGTCACTTATGTTAAAGGTGTCAGGTATCACAATAGACTAATGCAGATCGCTGGCCTCACTAGGCTGATCCTGTTCGCTTGCCAGCAATTGCTCAAGCTTGGCCTGCAGCTTGGCCTCCACTTCAGCGGAGCTCGACGTACTCTTCTGCTCCACTACATCCTTGAATAGGCCAACCGACTTGCCCAGCAGTTCGGCTGACCTGATCTTCATTGCATCTGCACCTTCAGCGGATTCCATCCAGACCCGAAGCTTGCTCAGAACTCTCTCTCTGTCAGAGACAGCAGAGGCTTGCACCTGAGCCTCTTTTGCAGCTATTAGCCTGTTGACCATAGAGGTGATGTCAGGGTTCGCCATAAGCTTGCTGGCTTCCCTTCTAATGCTTGCCGCAGACATATCCTCACAGTCATACGCTTCCCTGTAGCCGTCTGAATACGTCATTCCCCGGCTGCCCACACACATCGCGAAGAGCCGCTGTTTATCTGTCAGTCCTGATCTCGGTTTGCCCATTGTCGATCACTCCATTGTTGATTGATCAAATTTTAACCAACATTGCTCAATTTTTAAACAATAGCCTTCAGAGGCTCTCAGAGCCGTTCTGAGCGACGATAGAGATACCCCTACCGATGGCATTGACAAGGGTGAGATCGTTCAATACAGCGATACGGGCCATATGTCACACATAATGATTTCTTTATATATCAGACACTTACGATACTAAAAGGGGTCATGTCACATTTTGACTGTCTAAATATCCTTTACAATCAGACACTTACAACACATCAAATATTTTTTTAATATTTTTGACATTCTTTGGAATAAATCTGGAAGTGGCCCGTTATACCTGTGAACGCAATATTCATTAACCAATAAGGGGATCACATAATGATTTACTTTCTAGTCAACCCTATGAATGCCGAGCAGGTTATAGGCATTCAGCACCGAGCTCAGGGCTACCTGCCCCAGCGTGAGGACAAGCATCTCGATCAGAACTGGTGCGATGCTATGAATGAACGCAATGGCATAAGCCGTGAGGATGCACTACTGGCCTTCCGACTGAGTCTGAGCCCGAGCCTGAATCCCAACTGGGATTTGCTGGATCACCTAGTCAAATAGACAGGTCAAATGAAGAGCCCCACTCCGGTGGGGTTTTTTTATGGTCAATCATAATTGTGACATTGTGTGACAATTTGATATTTTGACTATTGACATAAAATTTATAGCCGTTATATTTCGCATATCGGCCACGGACTGGCTGAGTCGCACGACAAATTGGATTGGCCCCACTGCTGACGCGCACAGATGCCTCTCGCAAGTGACAGGGTTCCGCGACAACCGAACGGCCCGGTATACGGTCGGACTCCTGAGATTGGGACGAGAGTCCCTCTGACTGCCTGAGTAGTCTCAGTTCGGCTCGCGCTGAAGCTGGCAACGGGGTGACTTCACAATCGTGCGGTCTAGAGGTGCAACAACAGATTTATAGTCGATGCCATTCGATGAGTGGCATCTATCAATACATCTGAGCTGGCTACTGCCAGCATTTAAACGGGGATCGATATGAAAGTTAAAGTCAGAAAGGGTAGGCCGCCTACCTGCTATACAAGGGCGGTAAAGCACCTCAACCGAAAGCGCGAGGCCAAAAAAACTGGGAAATGGAGATAAAGCATGAGAGATGAGGTATTTGACTACTGGATTCGCCTTGAGTCCGAAGTAGGGGATGAGATTGGGCATGATGTGCAGATCAGCACCCGGTGCAATCTGGCGTCTAACTTCGAGGAAGATTGCGAGAGCATCGGCCCGGACAGCGCAGTCTACAACACCAAGTGGTTGCTGGTTTACCACTACCAGAATGTTGGCAATTCGATCCGCCGACTTCTGGAGGATTACCCAGAGATCGAAATTGTGTAGTCGAAACGCCGGAGGGCGTCTGACCGGGAATTGCCTCCCGGCACTGATGAGACAGGCTTCTCAAGGGGTAAAGCATGAAAGTTCAAGCAACGCGGCACTTCTTTGAGAGGGTGTCGGAGCGCGGTCTTAACGCCGCAGAGATAAATCAGGCGTACACCTACGGTCGGCGTATCAGCCGCTATGGTCGCGCAAATCAATTCCTTTACATCGGACAGGCCGTGACATTAGTGGTCGAGCAGGTTGGCTCTGTCGAAAAATTCTTAACTGCATACCGGGGGTAAAAATGGAAAATCACGATCACGACTATCTGCTTGAAATTGAATCAGACCGACAGTCTGCCATTGAATACATCACAAACAATCGACACGTCCTGAGATCACAGCCAAAGCTGACAGCGCCTTATTTCTTGTCGTCACTTGACGATGAGACATTGCGTCAGCTTGTAGTGCTTATCAAAGGCTTTATCCGGGACTTCCCAGACCACTATCAGGAGCGATCATGAGTAAGCAAACTAACCGCGTAAAAGCGCAGGAAATCAGCAGATATACCAGCGATGACAAGGAACTCACTGTCACCGTGACATTCGATGTCAGCCGGGGTTATGAGCGCCCATTCCGGGTGTTTCTGCACAACGCCTTTCTGGACACCGCTGAGGGTTCCTGTTTCTCCGGGCTGATTGAAGCTGACGAGTTCGCAGTCAACCTGATCAGGTCTCTGGAGGAGGCGCTTGAGTATCAGGCAAACGATGACGCAGACATTCTGGAGGATCTGTAATGAGTTTAAAAAACCGAGTAGCACAGTCGCTGAACGCCATTGCCAATTGGGGGATCAGCGTGGAGCACATTGTTGGTGGCGATGCCAATTCCCGGGTAGTCGCTATCCGGCCAGTGTGGATCCGGCATATGCGGACAGGACGCTATGACCTGTCTTTCAGTGACGTTGGGACTGACCTGCGGGATGAACCCGGAGGCAACACAATCCGCGCTGTCCCAGAGAGATATGTCTACCCTCTGATCCGAAACTTTCTGGAGGGGCAGCGTACTCGCTGGGTCGCTGATCAGTTTGATCTGGAGATCAATCAGGCTGAACGCTGGTGCTGGGTCGTGAAGCGCACCCCAACCCGTGTCAGGGTCAGCTATGAACTGCCGAATGCTGGGGAGATGGCTGGCTGGTACGGCCACACTCAGATCGGTGAGCAGCACTACATCGCAAAGCTTTAAAGTCGGGGGCGTGAGGTTAGGCCGAGCCGTCAAAGGCGTAAGTCTCGGGCCTCAATCCCCGCATTAATTTCAATCAACAAACCAAGGAATCATTATGGAAATCAAAGACTTCGCAGCAGAGGCTGCACGATATGAGGCTGCTGCCTCAAAAAATATTCAGAACGCTCACGAATCATTCGAGCGTTGCGACACTGACGGTTTCGTTAGCCAGTGGGCCAGTGGCATCAACGCTGACCTGAACCGGGCGAAGGCCCGGATATGCAGGCAGGAGGGTCTCGACACCTTCACTGGCCTGTACTCTGGCGACACTCGTGTTAGAGCCAAGATCGTCAATGGTCAGTACGGGTCAGTCTGGCTGATCGATGATTGTGATCAGCACCTCACTGGCGGTCGCACCTTCATTCCTGTCGGCAAGCGTTCCAAGGTACAGCGTGAGCTGGGCCTCAGTGAACGCCGGGAGCTGGCCCCGGCTTGGGCCTGCACAGCGGGCAACGCTGGAGCGTACAGTGTGCGCGTCATAACCTTTCGCACCGGCTGCAAGTGGGGCAGTGATGCCAAGCTTGCAGCTTGATTGACAAACCTTTACACTTTGACATTCTTGATTTGGAGATAGAGAAAAATGGCTACATCAAAAGTTAAACGTAACCCTCGCGCTGACCTCACCCGCAAGGTGCTGGAGCAGATGAAGACTCTCGGTACTGGCTGGGTCAAGCCGTGGGCTGGACAGATTGCTAACGGCGCTCACCACAACTGCGTCACCGGCAACGTATACACTGGCGGCAACACGTTCCTGCTGTGGATTGCAGCGGAGAAGAACGGGTTCACCGACACCCGCTGGTCTACCTACAAGGGCTGGGAGTCTACCGACACGCCTGTCCCCAAGGGTGAGAAGGCTACCGCCTATGTCCTGACGCCTATGCCTACCAAGCTAAAAGACGCCAATGGTCAGCCCAAGCTGGATAAAAATGGTAACCAGAAGACCGGGCTGTTCTTCCGGGCAGTGGCTCTCTGGAATGCCGAGCAAGTCGGCCTTGAACCTGTAGCGTCTGAGGGTCAGGAGCGCACTGAGGTGCAGAGGCTGGATGATGTCGAGCATTTCATCGGCAACTGCGGCGCTGACATTCGGGTCAAGCCCGGTAGTCCACAGGCTTATTACAAGCCCATCGCAGACCATATCGTTCTGCCATCGCCCGAGGATTTCCTCGGTGACACTGACGCTGACAAGCTGCGCGGGTA